GCAATGGCTCAGATCTAGAAGAGTTTATGGCTCTTGAGCAGATCAAAGAGCGAGAAGAAGAACTCAAACAAATGATGATTATCTTAGGCAGACCGGGCTTATGGCACGATTGGCAACGCTTTCAAGCAAAGGCCAGGATAGCTAGGCGTGAGGCAGAGATAGCCTCTGCACACAAGCGTAAGAAGATTATCGAAAGCACTATCATTGCTGGGTTTATTCTGTGTTGCTTGGCTGTGCTTGGTGCTTTGTTTGCGTTGATACTGCACCATCAAGGGAGACTGTGATGTTACCACTACTGATGAAAATGTTTGGAAGCGGTGATGTCGTTAAGCAAGGTTTGAGCTTAATCGACGATATCCACACTTCGACAGAAGAAGAGGTAGCCGCCAAAAGCAAAGCTAAGACTGACTTATTAGCTGCCTATGCTCCATTTAAGTTGGCCCAACGGTATTTAGCTTTGATGTTTACAGCTATGTTTTTGTTCATCATGGCTAATGGTGTAGTTGGTGCGTTGTATGGTGTTATTAACATGGACAATGTTGAGGCAGCCAAGGAATTTGCTAGCTCGATGTGGCTTGGCGAGATCATGCTGGCAATTGTGGGATTTTATTTTGGCGGTGGCTTAGCTGAATCTGTTAGGAAGAAATAAGGCTGTAGTTGAACAGTTGTGAAATCGTTTGAGTCTCAGCTCTACGAACGGTTCCGAAATCTTCACGGACGTTCACATTATCCGCAAAAGCGTCATCTGGTAGTGAGTCTGATACTGCTTGCCACGCTTCTTTTTGGGATTCGACATATTCCTTATCTTTCTTGAGGCCTTCTATAGAGTTGTAGTGATACTCATGATTGTAACGGTGGCGTGGCTGTCGACGTTCTTTCAAGTTTGGCATTTGACTCTCTACCTATTTGCATTTACCGTTCTTGCATGACTGCCCGACTGGCGGTTGTATGGGAAGGGAAGGGGAGAGGTTTTTTCGATTCACCTCTCCTCTTTCTATTTCTGCTTACCCCTCAATTCGACAATTACCTTCTTGGGATCAAATCTAATCTCAGATCGATTGTCATTAGAGTAACAATTCCAACATGAGAATGTACCATTGGCATCAACGATGAAGGCAGCGTGAGCCACCTCCACCATTGAGCCACAGTGCTGACAGCGTTCAAGCCGCTGCTGCTTTGATCCTTGTTTTCTCTTTTTTGAAGGCATTGGTGACAGCAGACTTGCGTTGTTTGTTGAAGGTTCCGATGTCCTGTGCATTAACCTTCCAGAGAGTATCGATGTCGTCAACGGTTTTGGCATTAGCAAAGTCCTGAATGATCTTAGTTTTCAGCTCATCTTGCTCACCAGCATCATCCTCATTCTCAGACAATGGCAGATCCTCACCGGCATACACATTGATACCGAGGCCATGGAATGCGATTGCCTTTACCAGACAGCGTTGCAGAGCCTTGTTGACCTGACCGCCATCGGGGTGAACAACAGACTGGTTCTTGTGATCCATGACGTAGTGGATCTCTGTGTGAGCAATCTCTTCAATCGTGACGGTAACAGCCACGTAGGTATGACCTTTGGTGTCACGCATGAAGGGCAGCGGATTGTTCTGGTTGTCACGAAAGATATGCTTCTCGAAAGAAGCATGTGGGTAGTGCTGCTTGACGTAGGCCCATGCCCATGTCCAAGAAAGATAGTCGAACTTGCCCTTCTTCTTGACCTCTTCGGACACATCGAAAGACGAAAGCGTTTGCCATACACTAGGCATTAGAGAACCCTCCACATACGGTGTTCATTGGATCTTACACGGCGAGCAGTCAGTTTGATGCCACGGTTAGATGCAGCGGTACGAATGCCGGCCATCTTGGCGCTAGGGACGATAAAGCTATCGCCAACCTCCAGCTTCTCAAGCCAGTTGTGCTTGAAGTTGCCAAGCTCAGGCATCTGAATGCCACGTTCAATCTTGGGGTGATTAGCCATCGTTATCCTCCTTTGGTTCGATGAGGCGACACGAGATAGTGCCGCTACGGGATCTTGTTACGGAAATCTTATAACCTTCCATGTTGCCGGAGCATGGATAATCCATACGACGACAACCCTTAGGCATCTTGGCTTTGAATGCATCTTTGGCATCGTCCGACAATGTTGCTGCTGCTTTGGCAGACGAGATATCAAATGCGTACATGTTGAAGTCAGACTCATCTGCTCCTGTGAAGCCATCCAGTTCACGCATGTCCTTGATGACATACATGTCTGACTGGTCAGCAGGGGGCATCATCATTGGCGCAGCTTCAACGCCAGTCTTGTACATATTCCAGAAGTTGACGCAGTTATCTAGATACATGCTGGCCCAGGACTGATCGAGGGTGAGCATACGCCACTCCATGCGGCAGCGAACACCGAACAAAGCTACGAGATAGCACCTATCAGCCCCAGAAACGAGCATGTGATGCTGGCACTGAGGAGCATAGAAGTCAGCAAGTTCGTCCATGTCCTTGAATCCGAAGTGTGCCTTGATCTCCAGAGGAGCGTTGTCGCCAACAACACGCCCATCAAAGGTAGAATGCAGAGGCACACCGTTACGGATAATAGTCTTGCCACCTCCACGGAAGTTGACCTGTCGCTTCTCTGCTTCGGCCCACTTGTCGATGATGTACGGCTCCAAGTACGACCCGGTATCCATGAGTAGTTGTGTTTGCTTACTGAACTTTGCACGTTCTGCTCCTGATTTCTGGCGCATCAAAGTCATCCACTCTGCAATGTCACCACCAGCAATAATCTTGGCATCGGATGAGCCAATGTAAGTTGCACGTTCTTTGAGTTGAGCGTCTGTCAGCATCATGTTTCTCCTGCAATACGCTTCAGATTAAAGCGGTAATGAACAACCTTTTTGCCGTACCAGATTCTGGTGTAGTAACCCCTAGCAAATCCATAGATAGAAAACTTTGCACGGGGTCTTCTGTATTTTTTCCAGTGAAGAATCTGCATACCAAACAGGGTCCAGCGGCCCTCTCCAAGATCAATCCAAGGTCTGGGCCAATCTGTGGGTATATCTAATTTACCCTTTTTCATACCGGACACCTCGCTTCCATCTCGTCATGCTTGTTGTTGTAGCACTGACACTCGCCAGCCTTGACGGTTGAGTAGTCACAGTCAAAGCCGCAATCTGCTTCACCACAACCAATGCCAAGCTCCTCTTCTGTGAAGAAGAAAGGCCGGTAATCATCTGGGTATGCACGGCTGTAGACATATAGATCTGTCTTGGAGACAGGCTTGATGGATTCTTTCAGAACCTCAAGTGGTGTCTTGAAGTCTACAGTTTCTCCCATCTCGTCTGTTCCGCAGAAGAGAGCATTATTTGCAAGAGGGTGGGGGTAGTTCTTGTGAATCCAAAAGAAACGAGTCTGATACAAACCCTCGTCATCGATGTAAGCGCAGTCGCCATTCTCGTAGAGGCGAACAACATCGAACGTACGGCAACCAATGGCAGGAGAGATATCCTCCCATGTGTTGAACTTGAACTCATTGAATAGAAGATTGATGCTGTCATCAGCAGCGGTCATTAGGAAGGCCTTCATCACGGTACTCCTTGTATGTCAATTCACATTACCATATAGTTGGCTTGTTTCCGAGGGTTAATGTTATGTGCGAACAGCAGTTTACCTCTGATTTAATCAAGCAATTTCAACGCCGTAGGTACAAACTCGGCATAACTCAGGTCGCCCTTGAATCTATGATTGGCGTCTCTCCCGGTGTCGTAGCGAAATGGGAAATTGGGAACAGGAAGCCAACATTGTTCAATGCGTATTGCTGGGCTGAAGCCCTTGGTTGCGACATAAAGCTAGAGGTTCGAGATGATGATCTGCGGAATTGACCCCGGTGTTACTGGAGGCATTGCTTTTTACAATGGGCTGAAGCTGTACGCCCATCGTGTTCCCACATCCAAACTAGCCAACAAGAAAATTTTGGATATGGAAGGTATTTGCAAGCTGCTGGTACAGTACGAACCTGAGCTTGTATTTATTGAGCAGCAGCAAGCTATGCCGAGACAGGGTGTAGCAAGCACGTTCAAGACTGGCTTTGGCTACGGTATATACATCGGCATACTTCATGCACTTGGATACAGCTACACAGTCGTTATCCCAAGAAAGTGGAAAGCAGACTTGGGTGTATCAAGTGATAAGGATCTGGCCCGGCAACGAGCAACTGATCTCATGCCAATGGGAGAGAGCAGCTGGTCTCGCAAGTGCGAAGACGGTGTTGCCGAGGCCTCGTTAATTGCCTATTGGGGCTTGTACTGCGGCCAGGATCCAAAGGGATCGAAGACAGGGTTCTTGTCCAAGAACTTTACCAAAACATCAATCCGTGGCCTCTTTGGCCCAGACGACACCTTGCCAAAGCAGTAATCCTCAAGCATTTCGATCTGGTTGATTTTGTACTTGTTCAGCCATTTGGCATCTGGCTTGAACCACCCACGCTCACCTGATGCGGCAGAAAGAGTTGCGAAGTCTGGGAGGGTTTCTTTGAGCGTCTCACTGTAGAAGTCATACTTGCCCAAGCCTGTGAGGCAACACGCCACAAATAGCTTATCAAGATCCTGATCTGTGAGGCCAAGGCAGTACATGAGTGGTGTAGTGCCGTCAGCATCGAAAGCGTCTCTAGCAGCGTCAATGTGAGACTGTATAGTGCTTTCATGAATCGGATGTACATAATCATCTGGGTACTCCTCAGAGGGGAAGAGCGTCTGGTGATCTGCATAGATATGACCGACGCGATTGGTGTGGTTGTAAGTATATCCGAGGGAACGGTGACACAGCAGAGACTTCATCAGCTTGACGTAGTTACCATGATCCTCGAAGATGCTGTCCTTCATGAAGTGTGCAAAGTAACCAGCAAGCAGAGCTTCTTGAGGCTTTGACATGGTAAGAGGGGTGACTTCTTTCTCCTCCTCTTCCTCCATCTCCTGAGCTTCCTGCTGCTCCTTGGTCTCACGAAGCACAAGCTCCTGAGTCGTTACAGAGAAACGAGAGCTGTTGTAGGCAATGCACATGATCTTGTCTGCAATGCCATAGGTTTCATGCTCATCGTCGTACACGGCAGTGAATCCGCGGCATGAGGGGTCATCCCAATGGAATGAATCACGCAGCAGAACAACATCTGCATACCCCGCATCACGATACGCATTAACCATGTCGAGCAATGCACGATCTTGAAGCGCATTGAACTCATCAATGTTGGTGATGTACTCATCGTCACTGAACAGGTCAGACTCGATAGCCAGAACCTCACGGTGCTTGTCGATAGGAAACAAGGCGTGCTTGGTCTCGATCTTCTTCAAGGTCAGGATGTGCTTGATCGAGGCAATGTGGAAGTGAGTGTTCTCTTCCAGATACTTGTCCTGTGTTGCATGATTGCCAAGCGTCAGAGCCTCTGCCACGCCGATGTTGAACTCGTTTGCACGGAACATCTGTTTGGCTTTGTCAGACAGCTCAGCGAGGCTTACACGCTGTTTTACCCATCTGTCACTCTGACCGAACCGAGCAGCAACTGAGGCAAAATCCTCCTGACCGTCGCCAACCAGAGCCATGATGACATCACACTCGTCAAGCGGGTGCATGTTCTCACGCATCATGTTGGCATGGAGGCCGACCTCTGCGTCATCTGACTCAATCACTACACAGTTGATGGGTGTGGCTTTGTCCTTGTAGATCTGGTTGAGGGCATCAAGGCGGCGATTGCCATCGATAACCACATAACCCTTGCCATTGGGTGTCACGACAAGGTTGTGAAGAAGCCCTTTGGACCTGATTGAGGCAACAAGTTGGTGGTGGCCTGACTTACTGGCCTGAACTTGCCTCACATTGTTGGGGCTGTTCCTCAGCTCCTTCAGTCGAATCTGTTGTTGCATCCTTTTCCTCCGTTTGCATGATTACAAAGTAGTCTTTCCAGTCTCCGCCCTTTGGTCTGAAGCGGCACATAGGGAATGAGTAACGATCTTCCTTGGGTTTGAATGTGATTACCTGATGGATAATAGTTTCGAAGCCTGTTTTAGGGCAGTGATCCCAGAACTGAAGCGAGACCATGTCGTTATCCACCTTCCATGTGATTCGGTGAGAGTCGAGCGTGATTGATGAGCTGTGCAACTCAGTCCTCCATGATTTTGTCTGTTAGATATTTCGAGGCGAAGGCGACACCAATCCATAACGGTGCGCCCAGCACGCTCACCAGTAATGTCGGATTGATCCCCATACCTACGAGCAAGGTCAGGACAAGAAACGATAAGGCTAGGTGAACAGTGACGAACCAGCCAATCCAGCGGGTCTTGTCGTTCAGGAAATTGAGTCGTCGTATTGCATTGAGCATGAGGCATTCCTCCCGATGTAAAATTCTTTCTGATCATCATCCATCTCCGATTCTGCCAGTAAGTCGGGGCTACCGCATGTAGTGCAGAATCCGCCGCTAGTTGAGTCGTAGTGTTTGAGGCTTTCGTATGAGACGTGCCATGTCTCGCAGTCACGGCAAATGTATGCTTCATTCATGGTTCCAGTATCCCTTCTCGAATCATGTCTGATATTCTACCTTCTACCCATGGCTCCTTGAGATGTTGGAACAGCCTTGTGTCGTGGATATACTGCCAAGCATCGACAAACTCCTGATCTGATCGAGGCGTCTCAATGCCTTTGGCAATCATTACTGCCACAAAAGGCGTCATTTCACTTGTGAATGGCTTCATTGGATCCTCCATGAAAGGGTGAGAGAGGCGGGGAGGAAATCCGCCCCTCTCTGTTTTAGGTTAGAACGGGATGTCGGTGTCGTCCACCTTTCCGCCAGCCGGGGCGTTGCCACCCTCTGACTGACCGCCCTTGGATCCGAGGCGGAACGTCGAACCAGCACCGGCCAGCTTGACCTTGAAGGAACGCTGATTCTGTCCGTCCTTCTCGTACTCCTCGATGATGGGCTGACCCTGAACAAACACGGTGCTGCCCTTCTTGAGGTACGGCTCGATGACGTTGGTGACGAGGCCTTTGCCATTGCCACCATCCCACGCTTCACAGCGATACCAGTGGGTCTTCTCAACTTTCTCACCGGCTTTGTTGGTGTAGTTCTCGTTGACCGCAACTGAGAAGTTGGCAACCTTTGTGCCATTGACGTCACGGATCTCTGGGTCTGCACCAATGTTACCGGATACAGTGATTTGAGCGAAGTTCATGTCGATTCTCCTTGCGTTGGACATGATTGAAATGAGGCAGTTTAGACGAGTCATGCCCAGGACTCCCAACAGACAAGGGACTGTTGACTCCCATCCCAACCACTTACAGATCGCAGTCGGTGATACAAAAACTATCTTGGCTTAACTTCTTGCCACCGGAAGCGAAGTCCAGAACGGACAGGCCTCTTGTAACCTACTGCTTTCTTTGACAAAAGCAATGTCAGAGAAATTAGGCACCCCCCTATTACTGCCGCCATCATGCCAGCAAAAGTGCCAGCAAACATAACGACAAGCAGCAATGTTGAGATGATGTCAATCGGGACGTCAAGCCAAAGAACTTTTTTGAAGTCGAACTTGGCTAGAAGAAACAGGATAGCAAGACCGGCAAACACACCGGCGATTAAAAAGAATATCATGTGATCCTCCTCTGAGGCGAAGGCGTAAAGAGTGCGAGAAACGAAGGGTGTCTCGCCCAGGCGACAGCCCACGCACAAAAAAATGGAGAGGAGCCAAAGCCCCTCCCCACGCAGCTACTCAAGCCGCATCTTCTGTGAACCATAGTCCTCATCGACTGGCACCTCGACCAACCCTGTCTCCCGAGCAAATGTCCAGAAGTCATCCTTGTTGGCTTGGTACGTCTCCATGGTGAGACGACCCTTGCGGGCCTTCATCCGCTGAACCTTGGGCAGATCCTTGATGCGAGTGTATGCTCCGAAGCTGATCCCACTGACATCGATTGCATGCTGCCTGACTGGGCCACGAGCTACCTTGAATGCCTCGTTTAATGTCCACCACTGGACACGAAGACGCTCAAGCTGCTCGTCTGACTGGTCGATGGTGTTCTGTGTGATCTCGATGCCGACATCGTTGCGGATATGCCTGGCACGCTCTTTCTTGACCTGAACGGCACGGTCAGCAACGTTGTCCATCATCTTCTCGAACATGCGTGGTATCTGATCGCCAAGCTTGGCCTGAATGATAACGTCGTTGCCATCGTCGAACATGTCGATGACAGCCTTGAGACGCTGGGTAAGCTCACGCTTCCACTGTGCGTGGTAGTCATCGTTGGGGAGTTGATCCTTCTGCAGTGCCTTGGCGATGCGGTCAAGATTCTCAGTTGTCAGGTCGTCCATTGTCATGTTGGTCATGTGATTCTCCTCTCAGTCAAGAATGTGGTTGCGATGGCTGCGAATCCAATCAAGACTCGCATTGGCTTCTATCAGGATTTCTACGTCATGCTTGGTTAAAGTATTTGCCCAGCGATGCTCAACGAACTTCTTCTGTGAATCCATAGGGCAGCCAAGCCTGTGCATGGATTGCAGTGCAGCAACGATATTGCCGATGTGATACCGGATCATGTTCTGCCAGTCGCTGTAATGATCTGGTTCTTCGTACTGCTCACCCAATGCAAGAATCAGATGGCCGTTGATCTCAACAAGATCGTCAGGAGATACGTTCCAGATATCGTCTACGGTTTTCGTATACATGATTCACCTCTACGTTAGCGGGGTGGGCAATACTACCCACCCCATGTTGGCTTTGTGTCAGTCAAAGATGTTGATATCAGAGTCGCTCATCTGCTCTGCAAGATCAGCAGCACGATCCATATCGCCTGACTCCAGTGCCTGACGAACCTCATCGGCTGCCCAGATGGCACCGTAGTCATTCCAGTCGTGATCGAACAATGGCTGGTGATGAGATACAACTGCATCAGAAATAACTTCGTTCTCATCGACCGGGATGTACTTGTATGGTTGCATGGTCTTTCTCCTTTACGTTTGACCAGTTCGCTACACGCTCACAACGAGTGGTAGCCTTGACGCCCCCCGACCCAGACCGGCTCGCAGCAGTCAAGTTGCTGGCAGCCCAGATGCAGTGCGTTCGCCCCCAAGGGCGGACGTGCGTCTCGGAGCAGAAGTTTGTGGATACGTCCATAGTTCGACCAGATGCGGGCGAATAGCCCGCCAATCATATGTACTATTGACGAGGGTCCACAAAGTTGTGCGGTGAAGCGAGATGTTCAGGTGCAACTTTACTGATCGAGACGGAATGGCGTCATCATCTAATGATAGGCTACCCCTCTCGTTGTGTGTGTGTTTCAATTATCAGTCTGATGACTTGCATGTGAGTGTGTTAGCGGAACCCAGAATCTCAGCGGAACGCCAGTTCCTCCTGAGATTATGATGGTGTCCGATTACTACGAATCATGCGTTGGCTTGACCAAAGTCCATTTGCAACAAGCCTAGTCACATGAGTGCCGCAACGGATTGGCGTCCACTAGCCCCGGGAGGACTGCAGTCCGAACCGGATCAGGCAGGACGACAAACGGACGGCTGAGTGTTACAGACACAGTAAGACTATGGTAACAGGTCAGGCTCCGCAGATGAGCTTTAGCTCAACCTGTGGAGGAACAATAACAATAGGTTACAACAAGTGACTTGACAGGGTTTTGAGAGAGCTGTGTATACTCGCCCGTAGCGCAACAGGACACGAACATGACCAAAGCAGACGAAAGCCAACAAGAGAGATACAAAGGTGGTTTGGTTCCGATGGAAGACATCGAGAAACATGCTCCTGAAGTGCGGACGACACAGCCGCAAATTACTGATGCACAGGCAGAGTTGGTGCATATAATCTTGCATGATGGTTGCAACCCGACACAGGCAGCAGAGAGGTTGGGTAGGAACAAAGCTTGGGCTTATACAACCCTGAAGAAACAACATGTTATCGAGTATAGACAGCAGTTGGCTATGATGACTTTGGGGTGGGACGCCACACAAGCAATGGCAACGATGAGAGAGTTGCTGGCAAGTAAGTCACAATACGTTAGGCTGGAAGCTGCAAGGGATCTGATGGACAGAGCAGGATTCAGGCAGGACGTGGTGAGAACACCTAGCACGGCGGTGCAGATTAACTTCAACGTAGAGTAGGGGTCCCAACGCTAATGTAAGTCTCTGTGTAAACCGCCTTAGAAAACTGCAACGGACCACATAGACGGTAATTCACATGCGCAATAGACTCAAATAACCTAACCTGTCTAAAATTATTTTAACCCAAGGAGGCTATTATGGGTGAAAAAAGTCCAAGCGAAGGCGGCGGCAATCAGGCAGCAAGATCAGCAAGGCTAAAGAAAGAGCGTGAAGCTGCTGAAGCTGTGAGAAGGGCAGAAGCCAGAAAGCCAATGAGAAATACCGGCAAGTCTGATCGTCAGATGATGGCTGAAGCAGGGAGATCGCCGACCCTTACAACAGGGCAGAAAGCTGCGGCAGCACGATCAGCAGGAATGGCGGCTAATCGATCAGCCATTGAAGAGCTTACAGCTCGTAGAAATGACACCCGCAATCCGATTACCCGGATGAATCTGGATAACCAGATCAATCAGTTAAAGCAGGGAGGGGTTCCTGTGCAGACGACATTTGGACCCGGCTCTCGCCAAGGAGAAACTCTTACTGTTGGCGTCGTAAGGGATGGTACATATTCAGGACGCCAAGGCTTTCAGCCATCTACGGGCGCTACGAAGATGAACCCTTTTGCTGGTGCATACACAACTAGAGCCGGCACAAGGGGTGGTGTTTCTGGCGGTGACTCCTCGCCAACAAGAAGAGCAACTGCACCATCAACTCCAGAGCCGGTTATTACTCCAGTATCACAAGCACCCTCTATGTCAGAGGATGCAGCACGAAGGGCGATGATGTCTAGCGGTGCGGGTGCCGCTACTCGTCGCAAGTATATCAACCGCTAATGCAACTTGATTACAAACCACCTGGGCCCATAGCCAAAGAGTTCATGAAAGATGAATCCTTTGTCAGGGGCATGAGAGGGCCTGTTGGATCCGGTAAGTCTGTTACTTGTTGCATGGAGATCATGCGCCGTTCAGTAAATCAGAAGCCAAACAGTGCCGGAGTAAGAAGATCTAGGTGGGCCGTTATCAGGAACACCAACCCCCAGTTAAAAACCACCACGATCAAGACATGGCGTGACTGGTTTTCAGACGAGATTGGCAAGTTTGTGTGGTCGCCTCCGTACACGCATCTTGTCAATTTCGCTCTTTCAGACAAAACAACTGTTGAGCTTGAAGTCATCTTCTTGGCTTTGGATAAGCAAGAGGATGTGAAGAAGCTTCTTTCATTGGAACTTACGGGAGTTTGGATAAATGAAGCACGAGAGATCCCTAAATCGATTGTGGACGCCTGCACCATGCGCGTGGGCCGCTTTCCCTCTATGCGTGATGGCGGACCTAGCTGGTATGGCGTTATCATGGATACCAATGCGCCGGACGAAACGCACTGGTGGGGGATTATGTCTGGGGAAGTGCCGGCACCTGAATACATGGCAGAAGAAGAAAAGATCCTTCTAGTCAAACCGGATGACTGGACTTTCTTTTCTCAACCGGGTGCAATGAAGGAGATCAGGTCAGCAGCGGGTAACGTTGAAGGCTATGAGTTGAACTCCAAGAGGGAGAACAGCGAAAACATCCAGCCCGACTACTATGACAAGATTATCCTTGGCAAAGCGCCTAGCTGGGTCAAGGTT